CTACGGTTATTTTACAAACAAGCAAATCAAAGAAGCTGCCAGTGCCATGCACAATGACATACATAAGCTTCTACTCTATAAAGATAACACAATTGAGGAAACTATCTTCGAGAATGACGAAGCTTTCCTCATATATTTTGATCACTTGCTTGAAAACTTTGGCGGTGTCCATACTCTCTTTAATAACAATGGAATTATGGTCAAGCTAATGTCAACATTGCAAGCCGCAAGAAACGAAGTTGCAAGTGATAATTTTCATTATGGTACTTTTCGTAGAGAAATATTAGATTCTCACAATTATATTAAGCAGATGTTTGAGGAGGGTGATGCGTATGCCAAGTCTGTCAACAGCTAGGCGTATTGCAAACGCCAAAACAAATAATGCAAAAACAATTGGACAGATTTATAAGGAACAGTCTGATTGGATGATGGAGGAAACTTGGGATAATGATATCCAGACTAAAGTTTGTTATATTTATGATTTTTACCATGATGATCAACCACGATTGGCTGAAGGTATGACATATGAGAATACAACAAAAACACACATAGACGCAAAGTTTATTGTTAAATCATATCAGTCTATGGATAAAGACCAAGTTGATTATTATGTGCAGTTCAAGCCATCTCAACCTGTTCGATTTACAGAAAAAGATGAGTTGTATTATTTTGAAACTGACTATAAATCAACATATGGAAATACATTTCCTGTTGGATGTTATCTGGACATTCCAGACGATAGGAATGTTTATCATAAATGGTTAATTTGCCGAGAAGAAAAAGCTAATCAATTCCCAAAGTATCTCGTACTCCCTTGTGATTATGAGTTATGTTGGATTGAGATAAATGGCAAAGATAGGATTAAGCGTAGAATGTGGTCTGTTCTTCGTATGCAAAGCAGCTACACCATCGGGCAGTACACGGATCGAGTGTTTACAAGAACTGATAACCAAAATAAAATCTGGCTTCCTCTCAATAAATATACTGAGAAGTTTTGGTATACGACTAATGAAGATACAACAATGCGTATTGTAGTTAGTGCTCCAACTGAACATCCTCTGATATGGGCTTGTACAAAAATTGAGAATATTCAGCCTGTCGGGATTCAGAAACTTACTATATATCAAACTGTATGGTCTGATAATCGAGACTATATCGAAAAGGACGAGAATGGTCGTATCATTGGAATGTGGGCTTCATATTTCGATTCAGAAATCGCCCCAACCGATCCATCCACACCAACTCCTACCCCATCGTCTACTACAGCGAGAATTTCAGCATCCACTTCTACTATCAAAGTTGGCGGTTCTTATAAAAATCTTACAGTAAATCTCTACAATGATTCCAATGAAGATATCACAACTGAATATTCAGACGCTACTATTTCATGGACTTGTTCTATTGATAATGAAGATTGGACTGATAAAGTGACTTGGCGAGATGGTACAGAGTTCAACCAAAAGAAATTGAAGTTTCATGATGACACTTCTGTTATCGGCAAAATACTGTCTGTAAAGTGCGAGATTATTAAAGATAACTTGCCGATTGAATCTGAAATTTTGCCGTTAGAATTAACTGAATAGGAGGTGTTGTATGGCAGAAAAATTGGTTACAAAGAACGATTTATTAAATAAACTTCGTGCATATAAGACAACTCCTGATGATGATGTAATTCTATACAAGCAAAAAATCAAGAACGCCTTACTGTCAAATCCGTGTCTATTGTATGCGCTTGATGATAAAACATTAGAGTCTGAATTGTTTGACGAGGATGGC